CCCCTGCGCTGCGTTGCTGGAAAGAGCGCAATGCCGGATCGCGGCTGGATGGATTCGGCCAACGCGGAGAACGGGCCAAGCGGCGCGTACGCTGGTGAGCCTGTGGCAATCACATCGAAGTAGCTGTACCAGAGGATGAGACGCGGATACATGTTGGCTTTCACCGTTGCGAGATTTGCTTGCATCTGTGCCAGGGTCGGCCAGGGACCAAGGATGTTGTAAGGCGCAAGGCTATGCGCCTGAAGCGAAATGGCTGAGTAGATATTTTTGCCGTTGCAAAAGTTCTGGATGTGCTGAGCGCGATACGTGAGCGAATTGGCATACGCGGCTGAGTCCCCTATCGGGTAGTAGTCGTCTCCCAATACCTCACAGCAATCAGCCAGAAGGCTCGTCCCGGTGTACACAGCATCCGTGCTGGCGCCATTGGAGATAATCAGGCGCGGATGATTGGGGTCTGCCGCCTTGATATAATTGGCATGTGTGAGTAAAGCTGCGTGATCGGAATTCGCCACCTCGTCAGCGACGTAGTAGCCCCACGTCCCTGGTAAGCCTTTGACCAGGTTCACGACATAGGTTGTAAAGCCATTATCGGTGCTCTGGTTTCCTGAGTCGGCATACAGGTTCGGAAACGTGGCGGCAATCTGATTCGTTTTCCAGATCACCGGATTGTTCAAGGCAACGATGACCTGCAAGCCAACTGTGGCCGCGTAATTGATATAGGCGGTGATATCGCTGGCATGGCCGAAGAGCAGGTCATAGTTCATGACCAGCTTAAAGCCTGCCGCAGCTATCTGATTCAAGCGTGGCTGATAGAAGGCTGGCCCGTTCTGCGGCCCGTGGTTTTCATAGACTCCCTGCCCGTAGAACGTGGCAGGCACGACAGTAGTGAGGACAGAGAGGTAACAGGTCACGACCGTGCTCCCGTACGGCGTCACATAGGTGATAGCGCCGCTATAGGTGCCGGGCGCAAAATTGCCCACACCCGAGGCGCTGATACTGCTGGTGGCAGTGCCATTGCTCCCGGCAACCGTGCCAGAGGCAGGTGAGACTCTGAGCCAGGATACGCTGCTTGACGTCGTATAGCTCACACTGGCGCTGTTGGGATTGGTCAGCGTCACACTTTGGCTGGCCGGGTCACTGCCATCGGAGGGAGCGGTAAACGAGAGGCTTGTCGAAGAGACAGATAATGGCACCGTTGCTGCTGTCACGTTCCACTGCGGGTAATTATTGATATAGCTCTGGATCGTAAAGGCGGCCGGCTCAAGGTGCGGGCTATAGCCAGTCGGTTGCGTGAGCGATTTGCCGGCCGCCCAGCTGCCGGCCGCCTGCGTGGTGTAGGCCATCGTGAAGAGGTTGAAGCGGTCAACCACGCCACTGGTGCGCATCTCGTCCAGCGCCTCTTGATAGTAGGTTGCAATGGTGGCCTCTGTCGGGTCTGTGGGATCGCCTGAGAACTCCTGCGCGGTCCAGCCAATTTCGGTGACCCAGAAGTGTTTGGTGTCACTATGTGATGTCACGACATTATACAGGTTCGTGATGACGTGCGGCAGCGACACATCCAGCGTGGTGATATCGACGTTTGGGTCGCTGCCGCTATGATAGAAGTGGAAGTTGAAGTAGTCTAAGAGTGCCGCCACGTTTTGCCCTGAGACACCCACCCCGTTATACATGTCGGTCAAGAACTGCGTGCGATGGAGGTTATCCTTCCACCACGAGCCGAACATGCCGACAAGCGTATTCGGCGAGTTCGTCCGTATAGCAGGCGCTGCTGCCACCACCACCGGATTGTACCACTTTGCCAGGCGACCTTCCTGGCCTAAGTATCCGACCCCGGTACCCGCGTTACAATCATAAAAAACGTCAAAATCCTCGTTGCCGATCTCAATAGCATCGATGAAGAGAAAGGTGCCAGGCTTCTGTGAATTGGGCGTCGTCGTGCCGTTGTAGCGGTGAGCAAGGATGCCAGCGAACACGCCCGCCGCCGTTGCATCCATGTTATAGATACGGTCATTCGGAAAGTTTGTGTTGCAGGTCGTGCGGTTAGTTTGGCCCGGATTCACCAGTGTGGTCATGTACCAGGCAGGAGCACCCCTGATCGGGAACTGGATAAAGAGGCCGTTGGCATTGCAGCGACCCACCATATCATCAAGCGCCGACCAGTTGTAGACGCCCTTTGTACCCTCGATAAGTGACCAACTCTGCTGGAAGCGCACGCATCCTAGCCCGATCGTTGCGATGTCGGGAAAGAGTTGCGCCGAATACGCATACGGCGACGTGTTGAAGACGGCAATTGTCACACCATACGGATTGGCCTTTGCTGCCATCAGTCCCCTCCATTATTTGCGTAATTGTCGGCTCCAAGAATAGTCATATCGCTACCCGTCCCATGTCCAGGCACGCCAATCAAATGTCACCGTGCTGGATGCGCTCAGCGTGATCGTGAAAGTCGTCGCACCTTTGGCACTCACCCAATACCTGATACCCGCCCCTGGGTCGCCCGTCGGCGTGATCTCCACCCGCGTCGGCGTCTTCCACAGGCCATGAGTGACCACTATACTCGTAGCGGCTGAAATGCTGGCATTGCCGCTATTGGCATCGAGGAAGCCTGCCGCTGAGCCATTAATGAGCTTCGAGCGACGCGAAACGGAGCTGGCATTGGTGAGATTGAAAGGCTGAAAGGTGATATTGGAAAAGGTTTCGTCTTCAAGCAGTGTCGGTCCAGCACCTGACACCTCTTGCACGCCGCGCCCTTGCGTGCCTACTTCCACATTGGCATGATAGTTGTGGCGCAGGATCACGTTCGCGACGCCATTATCGATCTGAATGCCGTTGTTCGCTCCGTCGTAGCATCTATTGCCCTCAAGCACACTTCCTCCGCTGCCTGTGCTACACGCGATTGCCCCGTTCCCAGCCGAGCGAGGAATCACATTATCGTGGACCCACGCCTTCCGAGAAAGGGCAATGCCATTGTTGGTGGTATCTGTCACATAATTATTGTCGATCTCATACGTCACGCCAGCAGTAGGATTGAGGCGAATGCCTGTGTCGCTACTCGTCTTAATGCTATTACCTGAAATCTTCAGGTCACTCGTTCCGAGATTGGCGACGTTTGCAACGTTAATGCCAAAGTTGTTGTTATACAGCAGATTATTCGCCAGCAAGACATGGTTGGAGTCGCTGACCCCTATACCGCCAGCATCGCCACCGGTCGAAGGATGATTGTAAATAGTGTTGCCAACGACAGTGATATGGCTCGACGCCTGGTTTGAACCGACTTCACTGGTATAGCGAATATTGATTCCCTGCACGCCGTTATCATGACTCACATTGCCGGTAATCGTGACGTGCGACGCACCCTCGCATCCGATCCCGTTTCCTTGTCCGGCGCTCGGCCCATTGCCATAGCAGGTATTCCCGGTGATAGCGCCATAACTACTTCCAAGCACCTGGATACCGCTAAACGCGCTTCCGCTGCTAATATTGCCGGTAATCGTGACATTGCTGCAAGGCGTGTACGGACTCACGCTCTTGGCTCGCACATAGACCTGATTATCTCCACAATTGAGTAAGCGATTATTGGAGATAATCAGATTCGTGCTGCTATCCGCCATGATGCCGCTCACATAGCAATCGTGGATGTAGCACCGCTCAATCGTGATATCGTCGGAGCCGCCAGTGATGTAGATGCCTTGCAGCTTTGTGTACTGCGTTGCGAGCTGCGCCACTTGCAATTTGTTGCCATCGATCTGCAGGTCCGAAATGGTCACGTGTGAGACGCCAGAGAGTTTGAAGCCGTTCGCCTGGCAGCCTGGCGCCGCCTGAAAGATGGTGCCTTTGCCTGAGCCTTGGAAGTGTACATTGCTTGGAACAACAAGATCACTTGAATAGATATAGAGTCCTGGCCCTGCATACACCAGGCCACCGCCAACCTCTCCAGCAGCGTTGAGTGCATTTTGCACCTGGATCGTCTGATCCGTTCCATTGCCGAACGCGTCAAAATCGCGCACGTTGAAGGCGTGCATGTCCAGTGCGTCGTATTGGTAGCTGCCATTGGCGTTGACGGTAAGAGCCATCTCTTTATTCCTCAGTCCACTCAATCACGACATCATAGACGCCGCCAGACGGAATAGTACCCGGCTGTAACGCTAGCTCTTGTGCCGCTCCACGCAAGACGAGCGCCTGTGCTGGTCGGTTGCCATAGTCCAGGATGAAGCGGTCAACAAGGTTAGCCGTTGCCGCCGGTGCTACAGCCAGCGTGAGCCTTACCGGTTGAAAGATCGTTGCCGTTCCATCAATGGTCGGCGCTACGCTGTATAGCAGGACCGTCGCTATTGACACCCCGTTGGTGCTGTCATGCAAGGTTGGCGTCGGGTTGGTAAACGTGCCGCCCGTATTGGCAACCGTGTGCTTTTTCAGCAGCATGATCACCTCGGTCGCAGCCGTTGCCGCTCCAGAGAGTTCGATGTGCGTAATGCGAACCGTTTTTGAGGCAGAGCCGCGAAGGACAATCCAGTCTGTTGCCGAGGCATACGGTGCCGTTGCCTGGATCGCATAGCGGTATGTCGCTTTCAGTCCATCGGTCGGTGCCACAGGATACCCATTTGTGCTGCCAATCGGATTGCCGTACACATCAACCAGGTAGACCGGTTGTGCATCAGGTACACCCGGCCCGCGTGCAGGCGTCATAATTGGCGTGACTGTCGGATTAGCCATAAGAGCCTCCTATTGCCCCGCTGTATGCGTGCGCCGCGAGGTCTGCGTTGGATTTTGCAAGATCGCAATCTGCTTCGCCAGTGCAGACATGAAGTCATCCACGAGCTTGAACTGGATATCGGCAGCCACGCCCGCGCCAGCATTGTTATTGGCGGCCCGCGCCTGTGATGTTGCGAGTTGCTGCGCTCGACTTCCACCGCTGAGCAGTGTAGTCATCGCGCTATCAAGCCGTGTGGTGAGGAGTGCAACGCTGGCAGCGTCAACGTTTGGATCGCCGCTGCGCCAGTTGGCGGCAAAACTCTCGATATTGTTAATCAGCGTTTGCAGGTTCTGCAACATGGTGATCTGATTTGCGGTATTGGTTGCCATTAGCCCGCCTTTCCATTCTCTTCTGTGGTTGCGCTAAACTCATCGTGTATGTACAATTTGGCGATCTGGCTCGTATGCAGGTAGGCGTGTACGACGCTGCCTTTTAAAAGCGGATCTATCGGCACCTCGATAAAAGCGTCAGGCACATCAGGGTCGAGTATCCCTTTGGCCACGCTTTCATATGGGTTCAGATGATACTCGAACGCCTTATTGTCGATGATCGTGAGCCTGATGCGCCGCTCTGCTTTGTCCCGCTCAGATGCTGCTTGCATCGCTTTGGCTTTGCTTGGCATACTCGGAGCCTCCTACATTGCAACCCATACCCAGGTCGGCGTACTTGACTGCGTAATAGCGATGGTTTGGGTCGCTTCCACGATAAAAGTACCGCTTGTAAGTCCTGTGGTCACGCCATTGACCTTGATCACCGTTACCGTGCCACCGCTGACGTACACGAGGCAATCCTGCGCGTATGGATTGGTCAGAGCCACTGTGGACGCTGGCACGGTAGGCGGCCCTAGCGCGGTGCCAGTCGCGAAGTATCCTAAATTCGACATATTTCTATCTCCAATCAGGGACTAGAAGCAGCACACCTCTAGTCCCATAACTATGTATACTAAAGCCGCTCTACAGGCTTAGTGATAGACAATCCCGTTCAAAACGCCCATTCCACCTAAAAATTCGATGACCAGCGTTTCATCTACGAAGTCGCCCATGCCCCATGCCATCGGATTTTGCTGTGTTGGTGGATAATCGACACCGTAGTATTCCTGGTTCGTGATGACTCTAAAAGGTGTGTTCCCATAGCCACTGACCGGATACGGGAAGGTGAACGACGCGGCGATCATGGTGCCTTGCGCCAGGAAAGGAAGCTGGATGATATTGACCAGGCTCTGTGTGACCTGGTTGAGTACCCTGGTCACTTTGAAGCCTGCCGTCAAATCCATCTGTCCGCCCGATGGTGAAGAGCCATCGACAACGACGCGGGTCTCGCCGTTGGTCGCAACCAGGTTATTGACCGAGATCGCGTCCTGTGGACTCACAAAGAGCACCTTTGGATCCGCGCGAGCGTTCAGGTACATATTGGTGAAGAGTTGCTGAATGTCGCTCAAAGCCAGGAAGCCGGTCGTGGCAGCAGGCTGTAGCACCTGCGGCTTGAGTCCACCGGCGCCGACGTTGGTATTAGCGGCCTGGTTGTTGTAGACGAGCGATTGTGTGCCTCGGAAGGTAATGATGTTTCCGCTTCCATCTACGGCGACTTTGGCTGTGTTACCAGCCGCCGCTTGCGTGCTGTATGCTGTGCCTGATGCAAGAGCAGGCGCGGTCATGGTCGCGGTAAAGCTGCCCTGAATTGGGCTTGCTGGCTGGTTCAGCGCGGATGCACTGCCGAAGTAGGTTGCGACGGGTGTCTGCAAGTACATGGCGCTTGTTGCAGGCGGCGAACTTGCCAGTCCTGCGTAGACGTTGTACTTCGTCGCATTTGGCACCGTGAAGATCGTCAGCGTTATGCTCGAAGTTGTGCCAGGAATAGCGATGCTCTGCATCGTTGTTCCAAGCGTCTCACCATTGGCGTTGACCGCTGTTACAATGAAGTACATTGTGGTGCTGACTGCGTTGGTGATTGTGCCACCGGAGTTGACTGCACTCATGAGGATAGGCGGAGGCGTCCACAGCTTATCGCTCATATTGATCAGCCAGTTCTCTTCAACGAGTTTCAAGGCAAAGAGCAATTGCGCGGTTAAGGTTGCTCGCAAGTCTCCCTGCAATTGCCTGCCTCTCCATTGTGCCTGGAAGGTCTCGGAGTTCATGAGGCCGATGGTCTGAAAGGTGTTACTGAGTGCAGAGACGCTATAGCTGACGAATGATGGTGTGCCACCGTCAGCAACGGCACCAATGACCGACTGCGGACCATTGCCGCCGAAGAAGTCAACCACGGCTTTCCAGTTGTGGATGTCCACGCCAACGCCGCCTTCACGCGGAAGCATGTTGAGCAGCGGTGTGAGAAAGGGTACCAGCATTGCAGCCGGTGTCTTGAGATCGTAGCCGATGAAGCCCGTCGCGGTGGTGATACCAGCACGAGCGATATCGGCGCGTGCGTTCTGCACCAGTGCGACGGTCTGCGAAGAAATGTCGTCGCCCTGCCCCATATTGGCCGGACCATTACGAAAGATTGCGCCATCCTGGACGCCGTGTACGAGTTCAGGCGTGGCAGCAGGCGCGTCTAGGGAGCCGGATTGCATCATGCGTATCACCTGCTCAGCAAGACGAGTCAGATCGCTCTCGCTCAGTCCAGATGTCGCTGGCTCAACCACGGCGGTTGCTTGTTCGTTCATGTGTTCTATCCTCTATTTTGCTGCTTGAAGATCTCAGCAGCGAACTTGATTTGTTCTTCTTGCGATAAGGGGACGAGCTGCGAAGCACGTTGCAACGCGGCTATATCGTCGGTCTGGTTGTAGCCCTGTTGCGGGCTGGTTGCGAGTCGTTTATCCACTGGCGTCATAACGGGACCGCCCGGCATTGGCATCGCTGCAATCTTCACGGTCAACTCTTTTACCTCGCTCAGAAGCGAGCGTACTTCAGTCAGCTTCGTGTCGAATGCGCGTTCCACGTCGGCTATGCGGCGCTCTAACGGCTCTGTGGAAAACTCTACGGTTTGCTGTGGATAAGTCTGTATTGGTATCGTGCGCGATGCGTAGCTACTCAACATCGCGTTCACGCGGGAAATAAGCGGGTTCATGTGGCGTGTGATAGTGGCCTCAACGCTGTAGTTCATACTGCCTTGCATGGGCTGGCCACCATCGTTGTCATAGTCCAGACTTGGAACGATATCAAAATCCCCATCATCGTCTGGATCAAACAAGGCACACAGCGCGGCGCATTCTTCGCATAGGCAGAGATCAATAACGGTATCAAGCTGTCTCAAAAGGCCATTGCGTACGCTGTGCAGTTGATCTTGCGTTGCATGACTGATACGCTGGCCGTCTCGGGTGAGATCGTCGTTTGCTGGCGTGGTAGGTGTTTCTTCTTCGCTATCGTCCAGCACATCCGTAGCCACGCCGTCAGCGCGGACTACTGCGATATTGCAGCCAGGACTACCAGGATTATCAACCAGGCTCAGTTCTGCGAGTTCATGGTCGTAATACTCTTTGATTGCGCGTCCGTTGCGCTCAACCGTCCTGGCTTTATATTTGCCTTTAGGTACGGCAATGGAAAAGCCGCTAAGCGTACCATCTAAGACCTTCTCCCACGTGTCACGCGCGCCCCTGCTCACAAATGCCCGCACATCAATCGTGTGACTTTCATCGTTCGGAGTCACTTCGATAGCGCGTCCAACGGCCTTATCCTGGTGCATTTCGCGGATATTGCCGCGCCATGCTGCAAACGCTCGCTTGCTGCTCTCGTAATCAAAAGTGGTGTCGTAGTAGTCCACGGCATCGGAGGTTGCTTGCCCTTCAACGACCCATTTGTCTTTGTCGATGCGGGTGATCGGGACATACATAAAAGCGGATTCAGTATCGGTATGTTCGGGGTTGTTCTGTGTTTCGTCCATAAAAAGAGACCACTCCTCTCGGAAAGGAATGGCCTCGTAGAATGGCCTGCTATGTTTTTGTTACGTCAATTATAGCTTATGCGATGATTGCACGCAAGGGCTTTGTAGCGCGATCTGCAATCGCGAGATCATCCCATGCGTTTTCTAAGTGCGATCTGCCAATGAAATGCTTGTCGCCACACGCCTTGCACTTGATCTCGATACCATCGGGCACAACAGCGAACAAAGGACGGTGCCACGTCGGGCAAGTGAAATACTGGTTAAGGAGTCTTAACATATTTGCCTCTCATCTACCCATTGCAGCACTTGTTTGGGTTCTGTCTCACGCGCCACATGCATTGTAATCGTGCAAGAGTACGGAGTGTTGGCATCGACAAAAATATACCGGTAGAGATTATCATATGTGACGACATGTCCACGCTTCTGCAAGCCATTCACTAGCGCCGTGAGATTGGCGTCCTCTTGCCTCACTCTATTCTCATGCTGGACGCCACGGAGCCAATTATCAAATGCCTTATTAAATGCATCAACACTCATGCTTCATCCTCCATGCTCAGTATAATCTCGCATCCACAATGATTGTGATTCGGCGTGTAGTATGCGCCACTTGGGAACGTTTCGCCTAATCGCACTTTGGCACCTCTATTCATGAGACATGCCGCACACGGTATAAGCGACTCTTTCCAGGTGCCGTGTGTGTAGCCTGCATCGGTGGCTCTCTTCAAGGCGTCTTGTATTTCAGGCTCTACTTCCTGCCAACTCTGTGTATCGGCGGGATCCACGCCAGCATCGCTATCACGTTTCACGTCGGCAAAGACGCGCTTCACATCATCGGCAGTCTTGCAAAGCTCCAAGCCGTCGCGAATACGCTGTTGTTCATTCTCGCTAACATTGTTAGTGGAAAAAGACAAACGTATCAGTTTGCCCTCTTTCACGTCCTTTAATGCGCGTTCACGCCATCGCCTATAGTCCGCTGCTCTCTCAGCATCGCGAGATTGGCCTGGTACAACTCCGTCAGTGTTGCGCGTTGCATTGCTGGTGCCATTTGCGCGACCATTGCCCTGCGATTGGCCTGTAGATTTTCCAGTTGTTTTTGTTGCTCCTCCACTTTGGCCTTGTTTTCCTGCCATTGCTCCTTGCGTTCCTTGATTGCCTTGCTGTGTCCCCTGCTCATTATTGTATGCCTCCGGGTGTTGTTGTTGGTCATAGCCTGCGAGCTTCGCGGCCTTTGCTTCTTCTCGCATATCGTTCACGTCGCTGATAAACTGGATACCCTGGCCTGGCACGATGATAAATGGCTCTGTTTCGATGAGTGGCTTCAATCCCAGTGCTGTAGCTGCCTGGCTGGTGCTTTGTGTGCCGTTCGTCGTGAGGATATTCCAGGCCTCGACTTTGGTCTTGAAGTCCTCTGGCTCTTCGAAGGCTTTCCACGTTGCATAGAGATCGGTCTCGCCTTCATCGACCATAACATCGGTAAAGGTCTCGCCGAACGTGTCCATGATCGGCGACATGGCTCTACGATAGATGATCGCTTCCTGCGTCTCGCCACTGCTCTTATTGACGCTTTCAGTGAAGCTCAACTCTGCCATGGTCAGCCCGAAATCGCCCACAGTGACATTGAGCAGGAACTGATCGAACATGAACATAATGTCGTCGGGGTCGAATTTATTGAACTTGCTGCCAGGTGGGATCACCTTAATTCTGGACTTGGTGGCATCGTTCCCTGCGAGCATGCCGTCCCACATCTCTTGATACATAAAGAGTTGTTCAGGTGTCCAGTCCGTTGTACCATCGTCAGGCGGTTCAAGCGTCCCTGCTGGCATGTTGCCATCGGTAAATGTAGCGAGGTCTTTATTTTGCTTGCGTAACGCCTGATTCACTCTCAGGATGATCCGCTCAACACGTGAGAGTCCATAAGGCGACTCGACCCGTTCCGTTTCACGCCTGTAGATCAGGTCTGTGCCAAGTAGCAACATGCCAGGAACGCCATACACAAATTGCTGATAGGCTGGATAGGGGGGATAGGGGGCCATGCCTCTTTCATCGAGTAATGGCTTGATGGTACTACCGTCCAAGATCTCCAGCGCATACAAGCCGCCTGATCTATCCTTGTGCTTGTATATCGAGAGCGCGTCGATCTCCAGCACTTCTTTGAGTGCCATGCGCATCCAACTCTTCAAGCTACGGCGTTTGTCAGGCTTGGCGAAAAACTCTTCCCATTTGGCGATACGATCACCGTACTGGCTCATGATCTTCTCTTGCGGTATGGGGTCGCCTTTCTCGTCAATCGTCAGTTTCGGCTTAGGCTTGATCTGCAATTCTGGCTTACTGCACAGATCGAACCAGACACGTTCACATAAGCCAATACCATCATAGAGCGCGGCCAGGTTGCGCAATGTGTCGAAGCTCGTCAGTTCGGTCGAGCGAGGATGCTGGCCTATATTGTAGCCAAACGGGTATTGGAATTGCCTCGGGCCTTGCGCTGGCGTGATACCTGGCGTTGGCTGAATAGGAGCGCCAGGACTAAACATGCCTTGCGTCTTATCCTGTGGCGCCATCTGTGCCTGCATCTGGTTGATAACAGCCTGTGTAATCGGCGTCACATTCGCGCCAGCAGGAGGCGTGTATCTTCGAGCAATCACCGACTCGATCATGCGCTCGATCTCGCGCTTATCCATGACGGCTACGTTTCGATTGCGAGTGCTGCGCCTGCTCATACCTTAGCTTCCTCTTTCGCTTGCTCCATGGCGGCCTTACGAGCTGCTGCATAGCGTTCTGCAAAGCTCAAATGTTCCTGTGCTGACGGACCAGCATCGACAATCAACTCAGTGAATGCCCACACGAGCGCGTCTAATCTATCAGGCGATTGTGTGATGCCTGGCTCCCACGAGCACAATTGATCTTCGAGTTCGGGAAATGCGCCGACGTGATGAATCAATCCTCGTTCATAGAGTGCTGACACCGGCTCTGCTCGCGTCCACTTGCCACGACTGGCACGTACCGCCTTGAATGGAATACGCCGTCTCTGCTCTTTGGCAATGTTGTGTATCATGGCCTCAACCATGTCACCACCGTTATTGACCTCGGCTATGATGCGGTCGCATTCCTGATAGGTGTATGCTGCAATCGCTGTCTCTGCCCATACTTGGGGACTGGCTTTCATACTGCGATCTGCCAGCACATAGCCATGTCCATCGATACCCAGGCCAGCCACAATCATACCCGTTTCGTCGCTACCCTCTTCAGCAGTCACCGCTGGATCTATGGCTACGATGACACGCTTCATCTCAGGCGCTTTTGTGACGCGCGTATCCTCGATCATATAGCGCTTCCACAATGCGCCCTCTACATCGTCGAGTATCTCAGCGTTCAGTTCTTGCCTACCCAGGCGCGTACCCTCGTACTTTTTGACAATTTGTTCTACGAACGCACCTGCAAGATTCGCTTTATTTTCGTATGTACTGCCAGTGGTGACGTGTGTTGTATGCGAGGCTATCAATTGCTTAATCAGTTTCGTTGGTCGTGGTGTCGTTGTCGCCACGCCCCTCGGATTGTTGCCCAAGCGTAGACCGAACATGAGCTGATCCCACGTCTCTTCATACTGCCATGCTGCTGGTTCGTCTGCCCAAAAGCCGTCATGCTGTGGACCTCGTAATGAGTCGGGTTCGTCTGCACTGTACGTCGTGGCTCTTGCGCCATTCGGCCAGGTCAAACGTCTTTTCGATGGCTCATAATGTGGCCTGTTATATGGAGGTGAAACTGCGAGTATGCCCGACTCGCCCTCTATCATAACATCGCGCACATCGGCGGCTGTTCTCCCGACCAGGGCCAGGCGTTTACATTTCTTCTGCTCGACTTGCGCCCGTATCCATTCCGCGCCTGTGCGTGTCTTGCCAAATCCACGACCAGCGAGGATAAGCCAGATACGCCAATCACCTGCTGGCTCGCGCTGCTTTAGTCTAGACCAGATGTCCCAGTCATAGAGCAACACGGCGGCCTGTTCGTCGGTGATCGTGGCAAGATCAATCATTCGGTGCTACCCTCCAACCTCGCCAATCGTTGCAGCAACAACTCTTTCGCGCCGCTCACATCGGGATGTGTCGTGATATCAATGGATTGTTTTTCGCGATACTCAGGCATGAGCATCTTGGCATGGAAGATCAAGAGCGTATCACTGTACTTGTGTACGGTGTGTATCTTACCACCAACCAGCACCTGTTCGTCAAAGCCATCATGTCCACGGCGGCGTATCTCTGCTCGTATCTCGTCTTTGGCGGCCTCTTTCGCCTGGTTGAACGCAAAGCTAAAGTCTTCGTCATGCTCCAACCAATCGTACACCGTCTTACGATGTATACCAGCGTCACGTGCTGCATGTGTGACGATACCGTGATGTGTGAATGAGTCAAGAAAGAGGATTTTAGGATCTGCTTTTTGAGGTGTAACATCCGTGTTCTGTTGCACTTGAGGCTGTCCACTGTCCACTTTGGCTGTCCACTGCTCTTCAAACTTCTTCTTGCCGATGAGGGATTTCGAGATGCCATGCTTCGCAGCCAATTGGCGCAAACTCGCCCCAGCTTCGTATTCGGTGCGGATCACTTGCCAGTCTGCCACGTATCACCTGCCTATTGGTCGTAGGATAGAGTGGAAGATGGGCTTCATGTGTACTCTCCCCTGGCAAGACTATAGGTATTTCAACCTATAGTCTCTTGTTGGCGGCTAATGCACAGATACCGCCAGCCCTCAAAGCCTGCACTGCTTAACGAGCCATTGTTATGAAGCCCTCATAGCCTTCTTCCCTGGCTAGTCACCACTGTTTATAAATTGGGGATAGGTCCAGGCCCAGGAATTGAACCCCTCTTCTACCCTATGCGGATAGCGTGCTACCGTTACACCACAACCTAGATGTGCTTTACGTCAAGTATAGCGTATAAGTGCTCAACTTGCAACTACTCATATATTGAGTGCGCAAGAGACAGCAAAAAGCGCATGGCTCTCGTCATGCGCTGGCTGGATTGGCGGCTAGAGACCGAGCATATTCTTATCTCGCTCAGTAAACGGAGTCGTATGAGCCTCAATCCACTCTTGATCGACAACGGTAAACCCCAGGTGATCTTCGCCCCAGGGGGCGATACCTATGGTCTGAATGGTGATCTTGCCCTCTGGTGTCAGAGGGTCGTTTACGATTTTGATAACTTTGTTGTTCTCATAACTGCGATAGTTTTCCATTGTCCTTCTTTCCTGCCCTCTTTCAAGGGCTACCTCGTTGTACGAGGCTGTTTTACTTTAAATTGTTTCTAGCCACTGCTCGACGTATGCACGGCGGCTCATTTTACTGCGTTTTGCCTTTGTGTCGAGCTTTACTAATAAATCCTTACGAACATCAATCGCGGTGTGTTCGTACTCACCCTTGCGCCCTTTCGGACGACCTACTTTTTTTTTACCTGTTTGGCGACCGCCATAGACGCGGCATTCATCTCAGCAGGTAGTTCATCCTCTGGAATAACACCCTTTTTACGCGCTTCCCGATTGACTGCCCCTACCGCCATCCACTTAGCATCCTCATCGTCCAGGCCCTCGGATTGTGCTTGATCGAGGGCTTCTTTGGCGATCTGTTGAATTTTCTTGTCCATAATTCCTCCTTTCTTATTTGATACTGTGTATGCTGCAAGGAATACCGCACTCTTGCAGTACCGCCATGATGGAACGGGGTTCGCGCTCTCCATCATAGACTTGAAATACGACTTCTTCAATATCCTCTATGGAAACGCTTTGATATTGCGCTTCAACGTAGGGGATAATCTCATCGAGATTGGTAGGGACTGCCTCATCGCTATAGGGTGTCAATTCGCAATCCTGGTAGAGCGAATCGCTGATGCAAAAGCTCGTCCTGGCCTTGATTGCATCGCTTAAGCGAACTGCCGCCGTGCCATACTCGTTGAGAATAAGATCATGTCCGTGAGTCGGTGCGCCGTTTTCCTGATTGCAGAGATACCCGTAAATGACTGCCCCGCCGTCTTTCTGTGTGCGAAGTTCGGCATCTTCAACAGCGTTGAGACTGTAACCTGTCTCAATTTGGCTCTTGAAGCAACCATCTGCCAGGATACTCTTGAGAGTATAGGGGCTTGTGCGTATCCAGCAGTGTGTCATTTCCGTTTCTCCTTTCGTTTGATCTTATGTATTAATTATAATCATATATAATTAATGTGTCAAGTGTTTTTAGACCAATTTGGAGCACTTTTCAAAAACTCGTAATTATTCGTTTTGCACGCAAAAATTCCCAGGCGGGGAAGTACCTGGGAACTATCGTGAACAAGCTACAGCAATGGGGTAGTTGGCAGCATCTCGGTGATCGGGCCGAGCTTGATCGTCTGGAATTTCTTGCGCTCCATATCCTTGTGGTAGAGTGCATATCTGCCAGGATGCTGCTGGAAATGCGCCATATTTGGCTCTGTGATGCGTTCTGGCTCAGCATTCCACGCGCTTTGTTCATAGCCGTGCTGCCTCATGGTACTTCGCTGTACAGATTCCTCTAGCCCTCTCTGGTAGCCTGTTTTTTCGCCTTGCGCATGGCCTAAGTGGAACATGCTGAGAAGTTGCGCCTCGCTCGACATGCGTTCGGCAAGGGGAATCGTCTCGATGGCTGGCGGTAGTGGCTCCATCTCATGGAATATGCTTGCAATCCAGTGCTGGAATCGGTTGAGCTTTTTTTTCATGGATTTACTTTCTTTGTGCGTGTCGTGCGCTTCACTGGCACTTCCTCCACCTGAATCGTCTGCATCTGCAACGCCTTGATCTCCCGTTGCGCATCTGTCAGCTCGTATTGCATATCAGTGTTGAGCGCATATAATTCGGCGTTCTCACGATTGAGCTTATCGCGCTGCTGCCGTGCCTCTTCAACCGACTTGACGAGCTGGTGGATCTCGTCATCCTTTTGCGTCATATCGGCAAGCCATGCCTCATAGAGCTTTTTGTGTGCTCGCCGCTCTGCAAGTGCCACCCACGGCAACAGCAGCCAATATTCATTTCTCACTTACTTTTCCTTTGCTACTTGCATCGCTTCGAGATGCGCTGCATTCAATCGGAGCAACTTTTCTTTCTCCTGCAACAGCCATCCTAGAATATCTAAGGCTTCGGCAGGATACATCACAATCGTTTCATGGCTTCCATCAAGATCGAAGAGGTGGATATGCACGCGTTCATCCACCCATTCGATTCGTTCTACGAGCATTACGCCTCCTTTTTCGTGCAGGGAAACAGCCGCGCGAGCACAAGGTCGTCCTGCCGTTCCCTCAGCGCACGTTTACGCATGTCGAGCGTATGGAGGCGATAGGCGAGGCACAGCATACGATAGCGGTAGTCCTCCTGCCTAGCACGAAAGTCCTCCATGGTCATGGTTACGCCTCCTGTGCTATACTTTGTCGATCAACTGATTGATTAGGCCAAGAAGTTGTACCACAATCGTACTCAGTAGATGAAGTATTTGGTGCCAGATGATTCGGACAGCATCAGCCGCGCCTGAGCCAGGCCAAAAGATCAGGATGAGCAGACACACGCCTATAGTCAACAAAAACCAATGCTTTTTCGTCCAACTTTTCGTCATGTTAAGCTGCTTCCTGCCTTCGCGCGTCGTATATCCCACCCATCTCTTGCGCCTTGACTTCTATTGATGCGCTGCCGCCAGTCTTCAAGGCTCCTAGCAAGCATCAGAAACTCAGTTTGTGTGACAACAAGCGCAGGGTCATCGGGCGTTGGCATGGTGTTACTGCGCGCAGTAAGGCAAATGGTATAGGTATCATCCTGATTTCTGACTATGAATACGTTACGGTCTTCTTCCATGTCAAGCTCCTTCCTGAGCGGCTTCGTCGGCTACTTCCGTTAAAGGAAAATCATAGCCTTCCGTTAAACAAAATTGGTGCAATTCGTTAATCAAATCGCGTCTCACCTCAAGAGGCCACACGTCGGTATTGACATCCTCTACATCTGCGAACGCTTCAGCAAAGGCGTTGAACTGCTCGGCTGTGGCTGCCTCGGCATCAATTGCCTGTTCCACTCCGTCTAGCTGAAATGTTAATCGGTGCAGGTCTAACAACTGGTATCTTCCCTGCTGTTTGCCTCTTGCGCCCTTTCCTGAAGTATTCTGGATATTCTCTTCGGTAGTATCGTTGCATTTGGCTACTGATTCCATTCGGAAATGCTCCTCTCGTTTGTGCAAACGTTAACAATTCGACCACTTGTTCATTCGTTCGCTGCCTCCCTGGGTGTCCTTTGAACTTTAACTTTTTAGGCAATTTCGGGCTAGAAAAATTTAACGTCGGTTTTGGTGAAAAATTAACGCTTTGAGGCTGATTCGTTAATTTTTCGTTAATTCTTTCCGGTGCTTTTTGTTTAACGGGCGTTAAAACTTTCGAAGGCTCAGGCGTTGAACTTTTCGAAGGTTCCGGTTGCCTCACCATGTCCTGCACAGGTGGCAATGCTACCGTCTCAGGATGGCTCATACTCACTTGTTGGCTCGGTTGTTCAGGTACGACACGCGCTACAGGATTTGGAACATATGCGCTAGGTCGGGTAGGTGGTCGCTGGTAAGGCTGCACCTGCACAGGCTTCGGCTTTTCGTCGCCAGGGCTAGACCGTGCAACTGGCGACGGGTATTCGTAAGGCGGCGGTGGCTCAATCTCGATTGGCTCAAAATTGCGCTCCTTGCCGATAGGTCCAGAAGTGCGGTCTTCATCCCCTGGACCACCTAAAAAGGGTTTAGCGTCTTGCTGTGACCATTGGAAGAAGACTTGGAACGCGGGGTAATCATCTTCTGATACATTGTTGCGTTCCGTTCTTTTTCCTCTTCTGCGATACGGCGCCGTTCCTCAACTGCCTTAACTTCGCGTTCGCGCGCCATAGCTCGCTCGTCCTGAACGCTATCAAGAGGCGTGTTATCGGAATCCGCAACCATACGCTTTTGCTCATTGTTCAGATATGGCAATTGGTCTATGCCATCCTGCGCTGCTGAACGGCCAGCTTCTTCGCGCAAATTAGCAGCGACACGTTCCTTGGTAGGATTCATCATAGCATGTAAGATTTTGCCGAGCACAACGGACATGCCAACGCCGAGCAAGCCGAGTCCCAGGAGCACCCATCCGAGCTTAGAACCGTTCAATTCAATCCACCTGAATGCTACTGAGCACATTTCTAAGCCAAGCACAAAGATCACGAAGAAGCTGAATGCATTCTTGAACGAAGCATCACCTGTGTCATTTGAATGATTGTGTGTTGCCTGCTTCAGATATTCTTTGTGGAAAAACATAATAAACACGCAGACACCGATGAAAGCCGCGCTGACGATACCGAGCAATTCAGGGCCACCTTTGAACGTCAAGAATTGCTCGCCGAACCAGTAACCGACAGGATACGAGTTCAGGGAAAAGAACACGACAATAACCATTCCTGCCAGTGCAAGGAAGTACTTCGGAATTTTCTTGTTGTGTACGAGTTTCAACATGTTTCGAGAACCTTTCTTTTTCTTGCCTCATCCATTACACTATGGATAAGGTGTGATAGCCGCTTTACTATGACGGGAGGCGGCTAGGCTCCCTTGTTACGCGCTACAAGGCCAAATTATCACATTGCGCTAACAATCGCCGCGCCTGCCTATCGTGATAGACTTGCGGCTTTTCGATGACTGGTCTCTGTGTACGTTTGCGTGGCCTGCTCAGAAGATGGCCGAACACTAAGCCAACCAGGAGCATAGTCGCATTCGAGAGCACGATGCCGGGAAGCAAGATATCCATGCTGCACCTCTTTCTCATTTATCGTATCGGCCTCACTTTGCCCTCATCGTTTGCAGATCGGCGTAGATTGCGTCCTCTCATCGCCACCGGCTTGCAATATTCGGCGATGCGCTCCAGGAGTCGTCGCCCCGCGTGCATGGAGCCAGCACGCACGTTTTCAGGTCGCCACTGCGCCTCCAGATCGCGATAACTGTAATTGCTCGTAATGATCGTGTAAAGGCCGTTATCGCGCCGTGCCTCCAGCAAGCCTTGCAGTTTCTCAAGCACAAAGTCAGTCGGTCGTTCCGTGGCCAGGTCGTCAAGTGCCAACCATTTCACCGATTTTGTGAGATGCAGGAGGTCGTCGCCGTCATCGGTACGCCTTGCGATAGCCTGCCTCACTCGATCAAGCAAGTCCAGCGACCGAATGAACAGCGTATCTTCTTCGCGCAGCATCGCAGCATGAATGATGCTGATAGCCAGGCCGGTTTTGCCACAACCGAAATCACCGAAAAGGTATAGGCCATGCTCGCCACTCTGCCTGTTGCTGAAATTGGCGCAACGTGCGATAGCCAGCTGGTCAACATCCCCCGGTGTCGTACCAAAGTTCCATTCTTTTGCGCGTTGCGGGATGTTCGCATCGGCAAAGAGCCGCGCAACCTTAGCTGAGAATGCGTGTGCTGTAGCCTTATCTGAGCAGGTTGGACAGGGAAGAATGTGCTGTTTCCAACCTGTTTCGGGCCCAAAATTGCGATCTCGTACCCACCCGTGCATATTTGGGTCTGTGATTTCGATTTTGCATGTTGGACAGATGAAAGCTCGAAAAGGCTCATAGGCCAGGTTTGTTTGATCGTTCATGACGCTGGCTCCTCAAGATAGCGGATAATCTTCCCATGATTTGTCGCATACATATGCTCCCGCTTTGTAGACTCTCCCATGTAGCCGCCAACGTTCAGAAAAAGTACCTCATCAGCAAGATCAATCTTACGTAAATGAAGCTCATCGAGCATCTTTTTGTCTTTTTCTGTGAGACCAATTGATTGATCGCTATGCCACTCACAGCCAATTGATAAGACAATATTGCCTGCTAACGTCTCTTGTAGGTTCGCTTCACGAAAAGCATCACTGAAGCGTGTGCTTCCACACAAACACACGATGACAGGTCTGATTATTTCGGCACCAAATTTATATCTCATTTCACACCCCTTACGCATATTGCGTTTGAATATACAGGCCGCCGCCGCCAGCATAGCCGCGCTCGTCGGCTTCCTCTGGCGTGCATAATTCGCCTTGCCACAAAATCCACTCCTGGTCATCGCCAGGACGCTGATACACGCACCATGTCGGATCCACGCATTCCACCTCGTCAAGCGTTGGCCTGGTCGTTGGTTTACGTTGCCTCGTAGACTTTGCCAACTTGCGCTTGACGAGCGGCCAGTTCTTCTCGAAGTTCAACTGGCTTTTGTCCGATGCCAGCACCTGAATGTCAATGGCGTAGTCATGTTCTATGACCCATTTCAAGGCGTCTAAATGCTCTATCGTTGCTTTGAGGCTGTCAAATGTTACATCCTCATCGTCCCCCAACACATTGCAAGCTGCTACATTCTTCTCGGTCATACGCAGCTTCGTGCCGCGTACCTCTTCGTACCACGACTTGACTTGTAAGCCCTGCAAGGTCAGTTCCAGGATGACCGGCTTCTTTGTGCGTGGGCGTTTCGTCCCTGCGCCCTGCTGCACACTACTCCTGGGGGAAGAGGTAAGAGCAGTTGCAGCAGGCGCTGGAAGTCCCTGGGTCGGAAGAGTTTGCTGAGAAGACGCCTGGGCGCTTGCATCACCGTGGCCGCCATCACCAGCACGGCTGACGGCTGACGGGAGAGGTGAAGCGCCAGGCTTTTGCTCTACGAGTGGTGTATCTCCTCGACGA